TTCACCATACCTTCGTTAAAACCATTTCCAGCTCCATAAACATAGCTAGAAGGTATAAAAGCTGAGGTAGAATAAGGAGATATAACTGAATATTCTCCATCTGTATACTTATACCTGTAAGCAAAGTGCACAAACTTCTCCTCAAACATAGATTTAGTATCTTCTATCTCTAAAGAAGCTAGCCACAATTCAGGTCCTTCAGATCCAGTGTACCCAGTGGGAGTGCTTACTTGCTTAAAAAGCCTTGCGTTAGGATAAGTTTCGTATGTTCCTTCATTAAACTCGTTTATATACCTGAAATACACTACACCTCCACTAGTTAATCCAACAAGTTTTATTTTGTCACCTTCTTGCCAGCTAACGTTAGTGTTTGCAAACTCAAGCCAGTATTGCGTGCCAATATCAAAAAGATCTCCATTGGCGTTTGCTAGAGCGAAAGCTGCTCCTGGTCCATCTAGAGCAGTACTCTGAAGCCTTTTTACTACCGTAGAGTTTAATCCAGCTCTTGCGGTATTATAAGGTTTTACTCTTGGAGCAACAGAAGGTGTTTTTCTAATAACATTTATGTGTTCTTCTTTTAGAAAACCTTTCAAAGGTTTAGACTCGATTTGTGGAACCCAAAGTCTAGTGTGCTCTGCTATTCTACTGCTACCTAGTATACCTCTGTTTATATTTATTTTCTTAGGCTCGTTTCTTCCGTCCGTGTAAAGTAAGAAATCTCCAACTATGTTTATACCAGTGATTATTGTAGAGTTGCCATCTAAGCTTGGGGTAAATGAAACTTTTCCAGTGTCTGCAACAGTAGTCGCTGTTTCCTTAGTACCTTCAGCAAAGTTTAATATTCTATCAGAAGTAAATCTTATAACTGTTCCTGCGTCAATATCTGCTTGAGTATAACTAGCGTCAGCAGCGTTAGCCATATCGTTAGTGATGATAGGTGTTATTTCTACTTGAGAAGCGTCAGCGCCGATGTTTATTACCCTAACGTCATTTGGGTACCAGAGATCGTCTCCATTGACATCTATCTTTTGTACTCTCATGCCAACTCTCACACCAGCAGTGACATACGTTGGTTCATCTGCAAAACCACCATTAGTCAACCTAAATTGATTTGCAACTTTAGGAAGTCCAGTCACGGTAGTTGCAGTTCCAGCAACAGCGGTAAAAGTATCAGGTACTCTTTGGGTTAAATACATGTCGTTAATAACGACTTTTTGCTCTTCTTCAATTATTGTTCCATCTTCCGCTTGTTTGTATTGAAGAATAGTATCACATTTATTACCTACAATAGCACCGTTAGTATCTGGTGCAGCTAAATCGTAGGTGTTAGCTATAAAAGAATAAAATAAATTATTTTCTTCATCAGTAACGCAACCTACCGCTGTAGCATTCGAACTAAAGTTTATGTGATCTACTCTTTTATTACCTCTTAGTGTTTGTACTGTACCAGCATTCGACCCTTCTGAACTAAGAATTTCTACATTCAAAGCATCTCTATACTCACCATTTGGAACAAGTCTTTCGTCAAAGTCTTTGTTCATCTTTCCTTCTAGGAAGTTTTTCTTTAACTCAGCCATTTACTAGTGTTTTATTTGCTTAGACTTACCTCTTAATACTTGTGTGATTTCTTCTAGCTTAATGTTTTGTAATCTTAATTTAGCATTTCTTTTTGAAGCTCTAGCGGCTTTTTGAAATCTAAGAACAAGTCCAGTAGGAGTATTAGCTCTAGTAGAAAGTATAGCGTAAGCTATTTGATTATACATTGCTTCTTCTGCAAACTTGTGAACTTTCATTTCAGCGTCAGTACCAAGGCTATCGCTTATGTATTTTAATTTTACTGTTTCATTTACTATATTAGAGCTAAAATGTATATTACCTTTTAACTCATCTATGTAAAACGAACCATTTATTTGTGCAAACTCTGGATCAAGCCCGTATCTTTGTCCTACATTGTAGTTCCAATTATCTTGATCGTAATCTAAATTATCTTGTGTATTTTCGTGAGCGTTAGCAGACTTATAATTAGTCCAAGTAGTAGAATCTGCGTTAGTCTGCAAGTTACCGCTACCATCAAATGTATAATCGCCATCAGCGTCTTGAGTTAATGATGTTGGATTTGAAGTTTTTGATATAGGATATATAACATGTTCTATACCAGCTTCGTCTGACCAAGTCAACTTAACATAGTTTACGTAATCTCTAGGTAGTTTCATTACTAAACTAGATGGTAGTTTTATTTCTTGAGACTTTATAGATTTAAAAGTATCAAAACTCATTTCTTGCAAAGCTCTCTGAGCATGAAAAGCAACGTCTGTTCTTTTTACCTTGCTTATTATTTTTCCTTCACCAACATAAGCTATCGTGAATTGATTTATAATATCTTCAAGAGAAGTAAATTGATAATTGCCTAAATCACTTCCTTCGTAATAATTTTGATCTGTACCTGTTAATAGTCCCATAGTCTTACATTAATTCTTGTTGGTTCTTACTTGCTTCTTCTTTGTCTGCTACGTTTATTAAGCCTACATCAGACATCATTATACCTGCTAACTCTAATATTTCAAATACAAGAGAATTTTCTTCAGAAGGGTGTAACTCAAAGTCTGTAGAAGTAGCACTGTTGTAAGTAGCTTCACCAAGCGTTATGTTATATCCCCAAGAAGCGTCTGTAGGTTTAGCAACGTAATTGCAGTTTACATTGCTGATAGATCTAACCGGAGAAACATTTGCAGGATAAAATCTAAGTCTTGTTGCAGATAATCTAACATATACAGGTCTAAGCTCACTAGCTTTGTACAGAGCCGTTTGTTCCATTAAGTCAGCTTCTTTAGCTGTTATATTTTCATTTCTAATATTTTTAGTTCCATTGTTATAAAACACCGTGCCTAATCTATACATATCTGTAGGCAGTGTAGCCATATCTTGAACAACCTCTTTTATAGATATACTACTAAACACAACAGTGTTAGCAGGGGTAGTATCTGCATTCCTAATAAAAAGCCTATCGCCTTTAGCCTCTACTATAACAGTGTGAGACCCAACGGTTGCTGGAAGTGAAGTGTAAACAGAAGAATCGTTGTTAAAATATCTAAGATCAGTAGTACCAGCGGTAGTAATAGTATATGTCAAGTTGTAGAATCGACCTGTGTCAAGACCAAAAAACTGAGTTGTTCCATCAGTAAGCTCTACTCTAGTACCAGTAGACGCTTTGCCAGGAAGAGTTAATGCGCCAGATGCTAGTGTTGTTTCAGTTTGTCCTGCTACCTGTATTACTCCTAACTCATAGCTTGTCGTATCAAAGTCAGCAAAAGCAGCAAAGTCTCCATTAGTAACTTCTTCAGTTAAGTAAGAGTCGCCATCAACTAAACTCATTGCCACTTTGTTCTTTTCAAAGAAAGCTATTTTTTCCTCTAGTATATTTATTCTATCAGAGTAAGCGGAGTCGTTGCCTGGTAGTCTTAGAAACTTATCTAGTTCATAAAAGTAGTTTTCAAATATCTTTAACTGAGCTTGATTAGCAAATAAGTTAAATTCTTGTGGCGTAATATAGCCTCTTTGTTCTTTGTTGGCTATTGCCAAAACTCTTTGATATACCGTGTCTATACTTACTGCCATGTTTTTTTAAATTGTGTAGATGCTAAGCCACCTTTGTCGCGGCCTAGCTTCTACAGATAATCACACTAATTCAGTCTTTTTTCAATAGTAGAAAAGACTTCCATACCTTCGTCAGTCTTAAACCAAGAAGCTAAAGCTGAGTAAGGATGTTCGTCAAATGGCACAGTACACAATTTTCTATTGTTACTAGCCCATGAAAAAGTTCTATTGTCAGAAGATAATTTAACTATTCCCATTTCAGTAGCTCTTATACCAATGTTTCTAAGGTGAACGTTTTCATCGTTAGCTAAATCTAAGAACAACAAAGGATCTCTTTTAGCAAATAATAATAAATCTCTTCTAAGTTCCTTAGAACTCATCTTAGACACCTTAGAACCTAACTCTACACGAAGTATAGCTTCAGCCATATCAATTTCCATTTCTTGAGCGGCCATTAAAGCTTCTATTTCATTTTCAATTACAGAAACTTCATCTACAGCAATAGAAACTGGATCGTACTCAGTGAACAGTTTATTTCTTTGAGGATGGTATAAAGAAAGAAGCTTTTGTAAAGTTTGTTTTTCTCTACTAACAAAAAGAGCTCCGTCTTCGAAAACAATATGTTCTAATCTTGAAGTGCTTCCTTCTGGAAACTCATCAACAAAAGGAGTTTTTTGATTTCTAGTATACTTTAACTCTCTTTCGTAACCTTTTTCTTCATCAAACCAAAATATTCCACTACTTTTTATAGCGTAACTTAATGGTGATAAATTATTTTTTAATAGATAAACTCTATCTTTTATTTCCCAAGAACTTGCTTTAACTTCTTTTACTGTTGGTGCAGGTTCTTCTCGTTGAACTACAATAGGTGTAGGTTCTACTTTAGGAGTGCTTTTTTTAATGTCAGCCTTAAGCGAAGGCTTTTTTGTTGGCTTTGCCATAATAGTATATAATAATAGTTAATAAAAAAAATAAAGGGGAGAAATTAATCTCCCCTCTAAGTAATAATAATTAGTCAGTTAATAACATAAAGTTATTAGCTCCTTGAGTTACTAAACATCTTTCAGATAAGTAGTTTACTTCCATAGCATCTATATCAGATGTTGCAGCTCCTACAGATCCAGTGATCCATGTTTTCATTTTACGAGACTCAGTTTGAGAAGCTCTGTAACGTACGTGTAAGAACGGACGCTTCATGTTTTTCCCTAACATTTGGTCGTATACTGAAGATACACCAGCAGGTACAAATACCCCTCTAATGTCTTCTCCTGCTAACGCTCCACGAGTGTTTGCATCGTTTAAGTATTTCCAGTCAGACTTATAGAAGTCATAAGAACCTCTTCTGAATCCAGAGAAACCTAAATTTAACGCCATATCCTCATCGTTGTTGAATACTCCGTAAGAAGTACCACCAGTTCCGTAAGAATTTTGAGCAGCTAACATGTCATCGATTGCTAAAGATACATCTCTGTTTACAAACATCATGTTTTCTTCGATAGCACCTTGAGCATCAAACTTCTTAAGAATAAAGTCGAAAGACTCTAAGTCATCTGAAGCAGATGTACCAGCAATACCAGCTGTAAAGTGACCTCTATTTTTAACTGCTGCAAATAAACCTTCAGTACCAGCGATAGTACCTAATTGAGCTTGTACATTAGAACCAGTAGCTAATTCACCTTCAATACAAGTCATCTCACAGTAATCAGCAAAACGAGCCATAGTGTCTCCTGAAGCTTTTAAGTACCATAAGTAACCGTTTTGTCCTTCTTCTCCAGATACTTCGATCCAACCGATTGCAGATGCATCAGATCCAGATACTTCGTAAAGATCTTTGATGATTACTGGCTTGTTCTCGAAAGATTTGAATCCTGGCTCTAAAGCTTCTGCTCTACCAGCTTGACCTTTCTTAAATTCAGAACCGTAAACAAATACTACAGCTGTATCAGCATCAGCAAATAAAGAACCTGTAGATAAAGCGTCTTGTGTATAAGGAAGAACGTTGAAAGTAGTTGTTGAAGGTACAGCAGATACATAACCTTTAACAGTTTCACCGTCACCTGTTCCTGTAAGTCCGTGAAGAACAACAGTATCACCTACTCTTACAGAGTGAGCTGCAGCTGTAGTACAAAGACCACTTGAAGCAGTTGTGATAGTTACATCTTCTTTAATATGCAAACGACCTTGCTCTGACCATAATACTTGGTCTGAAGCCATTGCTTCTTCAGCACCTACTTGTGCTAAAAATCCTGAGATAGTTCTGTTACCGAAAACCTCAGCTTCTTTTTCCATTAGTTCTGGAAGGTACTGTTGTGCCCACCCAGAGTCTCTTAGGTCAACAAACGCCGAAGCGACTGTTTGCTTACCTGGTGCTGGAACGCTATTTAAGCCTGCTCCAGCAGTTGGATTTACTCCTGCCATAATTTCTAAGTTTTAAAGTTATGAAGGAAAAATTATTTTTTCCCTCTATTCAATTTAACCTTGAAGTCAGCTGATGTTTCACCACCTAACACTTTGAACTTTGTTCCACCGGCTTTAACTTCACCAAGTCCTTGACGAGGTTGCATACTCACGTTTTTGCTTTTAGCAATTGAGTCTTTTAAAGCGTCAGCTTTACCTTGTTCGTAAAAGTGCTGTGCGATGCTGTCAGCATTCATCGCGGTATAAAGAGATTTGTGATAACCTTTAGCATCTGACATTGTATTATCTTCTGCCAAAAACCTTTTAACAAAATTATTGATGTCACTTTGGGTGTTCTTAATCTCTTGTGCATTTTTGATATTATATCTAAACGTTTTATCTCCAACTTTATATTCAAAACCTTTGAATTCGTCGTTAAATAAATTGTCTGTCTTTTTATCAAAAGTGCTTCTTTGTCTCTCGACAATAGTCTGGTTAGCTTCTTGTTCTTTATTATATCTATTAAAGAATTCTAAAGCTTTATTAGCTTCTGGCGTTAGCGCAGAGCCATTTTTTATTTCTTCATAGTATTTAGTTTTTTGATCTTCTAAATACTGCTTAGCGCTTGCAACCTCTTCTTTAAGAGCTAGCTTTTTACGCATAATATCTTTTTCATCATCTATATCGTTGTCGTAGCTAAAATTATCTTCTAGCATAAAAGATAATTCTTCAGGACTTAGATGTGGTTTAGTCTTCTGATAATACTTTTCTAAAGCAGTCATGTTATCTAACTCACTAACATCTGTGTTTAGCTCTACGTAGTCTTTTAGGCTACCACCAGTTTCTTCCATAAAGTCTACTAACTTCTGTACGTTTTCTGGTAAAGGCTTTCCTGTCGCCTCAGCTTTTTCTACTTCATCAATTACCTCTTTCAAAGCCTCGTTCGGCTCTTCGCTAATTACTTCTTCTAAAGTTTGTTGCGGTGCTTCTTCTTCCTGCTGTACTTCTTCAAGTTCTTCTGTGGTAGAGGAACTTTCATCGCTTCCAACCACTCCTGTGTCGTCAGCTGTACTTCCTTCAACCTGCTGCTCTTCTTGTTTTTTATCATCTTCAATTGGTTTACTTAAGTCTAGCTTTGCTACTGAATCATCTCCAGCAGACTCAAACTTAGACTCATCAATAGAGTTTTGATTGGTCTCTTGCGTAGCTTCTTCAGCTACTTTTTCATTCTCTTCCATAATATAAAATATAAATTAATAATTATCTAGGTCCAAAATCTTCCAAACCTAAACCTCCAAATACATCATTACCTGATGATTCAAACTTTTTAGGTGGTTTACCTGATTTTCTTTGATCTATAAGCTCACTTTGCTGTGAAGCTTGTATTCTAGTTCTTTCGTCTTTTCTATCTTCTTTTTCTTTGTCTTTCTCTGAAACGTTGTTTAGCTCCATTTGCTTGAGCTGCATGTTCATATCAAACTCTAACATCATAAGCTCTTTCTTTAGTTCAGCCTCACTTGTCATTTTTTGATTGTCTAACTGAGCTTTCATTTGCTCCATTTGCATTTGCATCTGCATAGTAGCTTGGTCTTTTTGCATGCTCATTTGAGCTTTAGCAGCTTCTGTTTGTTGCGCAGCTTGCTGTTGAGCTTGAATGTTTTGTTGCTGCATTAACTGATCTTGCTGTAGCTTTTTCTTTCTACGTATTTTTAGCAATTGATTGGCTAGCTTTACGTTTTTAATCTCTCTAAGATCTATAGCATCTTCTAGGTTTATGTTTTGTTGAGCTAAAGCAACTTGTATGTTGTTTTCTAACATCTGCTTTTCCTCTTCATCTGGAGCAAGCTCAATAAATATTCCAAAGTCATATAAGTGTAGCGTAGACATTTCTTCTAATGTAGCTACGTTATGTGCACCTATAGCTTGAATAAAAGCATCTTTTGTTGGAGAATATTCTAGTATGTCAGATATTCTTAGTGATAAAGCTTCTGCTGTTTCAGCTGTTAAAAATAAACCAGCTTGTAGTATATGTCTTGTTGCAGTGTTTGAATTTGCAGCTGCAATTTTTTGTATACCAACTAATGCGTTTTTATCAGGCGTACTACCGTCTCTAGCTTCGTTAAGCCCGGTCGTATCTCTTATCATTTGTAGATAGTAATTGTACGTGCCAATTAAACTTTGCATTTTAGCACCACCAGATCCAGTTTGCAGTTCTTGTATAGGTACTCTACCTGGATTCATATCGCCATCTGCAGTCATAGATCTACCAATAACAGAACCTGTTTGGAAGAACATATTTAAAGCTTCTTGAGGACTATAGTTAGTACCATTACCTAAATCAACTTCAGCTAAACCATCTGCATCAAGATAAACTCCATCAGGAACCATCCTAGACATAACCTGCTGTAGTTTTAGATGTGTCAACTGTATCATATCAGCAAAACCTGTTATACGACTAACTAAAGACTCTATGTTACCGTTGTACATTCTTGGGGCTACAATAGAGTAATTCATTTTTACTTTAGTATAATCACTCTTAGGTCTCATCATGTTTTTAGACAACTCCCATTTTAGTAATTTATCTGTACCAACTATTTTAGCGCCTTCATATAAAACTTCTACGGATCTTTGTAACTTGCTAAATTCAGCGTCTTCTCCTTGAGGACCAGTAAAAGTATCGTCTCTTTCAATTGCTTTATCAGCACCAGTAGAAGTTTCTTTAACCTTGTAAACTTCGTTCATATAAGTTTTGTAGTTAAAATATAAAACTGTTACTTGGTTATTATCTGACCCATTACCTTGATCGTAACCTCTATTATACTCTCCTAAGTTTTGGTTTGCTGTAACTTTTATTTCTTCTAACTCTTCTTGAGTTAAGTGTGGAAACTGCTTAACTAATTCGTTTATAGGTATAAGCTTAGCTTCACCAACATAGTATATATCTTCAAAGTATGGAGACTCTGTATAAGAGTAAACTAAGTTAGCAGGATCAACGTATTTTACAGTTACGCCTTCTGAAGTGTTAAAATCAGTCTTAACAGCACCAATACCTAAAACTGTTAAATCATAGTAAAACTGCTTTTTAATTAATTCGTATCTATTGCCTTCTAAAAGTACATTTATAGCTTGTTCTTCCGCCATCTCTACCGCCTGCTTGTATTCAAGCTGCATGTGTAATGCTAATTCATCTTCATTTTCAGGTAAGTCATCTTCGTCAAAGTTTCTAATATTTACTCCAAAAGCTTCTTCTGAAAAGTCATTTATTTCTTTAGCTCTCATATCAGCTAATATCGACTCCATATATTGAGTTCTTTTCTCAACACCAAATGGATCTTGAGAATAAGCTTTAACATCGTAAGTTCTTTCAGCTATACCGTTAACTACAATATCTACAAACTTAGGTATAATAGGTACAGGTTTCCAGTCTAAGTTTAAATAGCTTAAGTCACCATTTATAGATAACTCATCTTTATACTTTTGTATTGATTGTTCTCCTCTAGCGTACAGCCTAAGTCTGTGAAAGTTTTCTTCGTTGCTCTGATACCTTTGATTAGCATAGCTAGTATCAAACCACTCTGATTCTATAGCTTTAGCTACTTTCATTCCATAATCATAGCTTATCTTTTCTAAGTCGCTAACGACTTGACTAGGGAAATAATTTCTTAGCGTAGTTGACATGTTTAATTTTTAATTATTTTTGATGAAAAACCATCATTACTATATTTTGCAAAACCTATATTAAATTTAGTCACTTCTCTTCTTGGTTTATCTGGAGCGTATAAATGCTTATGACAAGCCATTATAGCTAATCCAGAACTTATCGAAGCATCATGCTTTGTTCTTTTGTTTATATCAAACTTAGCCCAATCGTTTAGCGTTTCATTGAAATAAACAGATCCATAGTTACCTTCTCCTAGGTGACCAACGTGATCATTGATATACATCTCAATAGCCGCAGCGTGAGCTTGCTTGATGTCTTCACTAGAGTTTGGCATACCACCAACCTCTTTTTCTGTTGTGGATAATTTATTAAAAGCTTTATCAGGTCTATTCATTGAGTAACCTCTATAACCTCTTCTTCTTAAATAATAAAGAAGTCTAGGTTTATTATTCTCAGCTAAAATAGGCATACCATAAAAAACTAAAGCCATAAGAACGTCTTCAAAAAACATCTCAGCAGTTGGAGGTCTAGATATATACTCTAAAAAAAAGCTACTTCTAGGAGCTTCTTCCATGGAAAACTTCGTTAAACCGTGAAGTGCACCGTTAGAACCTCTTCCATCAACCGTACCACTTATGTCGTAGCTATCACAACCAAAAGCTCCAACGTGTTCGTTACCTGGATATTTTATTCCATTTTTAACTATCACTCTATTTTGAAGATTTCTAGGCGGAACCCAACTAACTTTAAATCTTCCATTTGGATCTGGATTAAAAACAACCTGAGTATCTTTAATACCATTAGCCCATTGAAAGCTTCCAGTAGTTACAACAGAAGTATTTCTAATACCTTCATTGTAATCTATTTGCTCGTATATTTTAGTTAGATTAAATAAGCTACTTTTAGTTTCATCTCTAAATGCATGCTCTTTAGTTCTTGGGAATTGACGGTAAAATTCATTTAAACCATCTTGATCTCCTTTTAAACCTTCTACTTCATTATTCCAATATTCTATTATACCTATGTCTATTAGTTCACCGTCGGGTCCACGAGTGTCTCGTCCGGGAGTATTAAACACAGGTCGTCCATACTCATCAATAAAGCCTTCATAGTTCCATTCCATTGGGATAAACAGAGAATATAAACCAGATCGTGTTTGACCATTTGCGTTTCTTTTTGTGACATCACTGTCGTTAAATAATTTTTTAAAGTTACCACCACCTTTGTCTAAAGCATTTGATGTTGATCCCATCATACATTTACCTATAATTCTACTACCTAATCTTAGACAAGTTTTTGTTACTCGCCAGTTATTAAGTATGTTGTCAGGCTTTTCCCACTTACCACTTTCATCGTGTATTAGTAAAGATAGTTTTTCACCATCATAACTATTGTCTCCAGTGTTTTTCCAATCTATGGTAGTGTCTAGTCCTTTTATTTCTTCAAGCACTTCTTTTGACTGTATCTTTTTTCTAGTAAACTTGCTAGCTGGAACTCTATAAGCAAGCTCAGACTTTGGTCTATCCATACCATCTTGTATAGGTTTAAAAAAGAAAGGATAGTTTATTGATATAGGTACAACTTTGTCTGTAAACATTTTTTTTGCATCAGCACCAGACTTCGATAGTATACCAAACCTACTGTCACTAGATATTGTTGCTTGATTGACTGTTTCTGCGGAACTCATAAAAGAAAAACCAGAACGTCTGTTTTTAAGATAGCACATACCATAGCATCTTACGTCTGCTTTGCATGCTTCCCAAAAAATAAAAAATAATCTATTAGCTTCTCTAAAGTTTGGCTTACCTATATCTATTTTAGTCCATTGCAAATACATATAGTGAGCACCTGTTAGATAAGTGTCTTCTCCATTGTTCTTAAACCAAAAACCTTCTTCTCTACGCTTAAACTCTTCGTCTATATACTCGTACCATTGCTCTTTTTGCTCTTCAGGGTAATCTCTCCAATCAAATATGCTTTTCATTTTAGCTATCTGCTTAGGAACTTCAAAAGGAACCCACTTATTGCTTTCGTGTCTATGCACTTTAGCAGGAGTTTTTGGTAATGCTATTTTTAAACCTTCAATTTCATATACATCACCAATTTGACCAGTCTTAGATATAACAACAACATCGTTATCTTTATCGTAGCCATACTTCCACTTTTTAAGCTTATTTAACCTTTTTACAGTGCTAAGCTTAATTGGTTGTATTATTTTATATAGAGTTTGTTCGTACATTATTTCGATCTTCCTTCAGCAAATCCTTTAAATACTTTTTCTTTCTTTTGTTCTTGAGGCTTACCGTCTAGCATAGCTTGCTCTTCTTGTATGCGATTAAGTATTTCAAAAGCATCAAATATAGCTAATTTTTTAGTA